CGGGGCACTGCCCCTGGTGCGGCCTGGGTTTGGGACGGAACCAAGTGGACTCGTCCTGCCCGACCTTCGGATGGCAAGCCTTACCTTTGGGATGACGATCTTGGCTGGCAGGTTGATACTGCCTTGATGACTGCTCGCACGAATGCGAGCGACTATCTTCGTGGCTTGTTCAAGCAGTTTGGTTTTGCTGACACTGATGTCACTACTCTCATGGGTCAGGTTGAGGGCTGGATCCAGCAGGGCCTTGCTGATGCTGGTACTGAGCCTGTGTTGATGAAGTTCCGTGACACGGATATCTATAAGCGCCGTTTTGCTGGCATGTCTGAACTGATTTCTCGTGGTCAGGCTATCACTGAGGCTGAGTACATTGGACTTGAGTCCTCGTACCGTAATGTCATGTCTAACTACGGTATTGATCCGACATACTATGACTCGCCTGAGGATTATGCTCGCCTAATTGGTGCTGGTCTTTCTGTGCGTGAAGTTGAGGAGCGGGTTGTTGCCGCGAAGCAGGCAATGAATCCTCTCGTGGCTGCTGAGTTGCGTCAATATTACGATGTGAGTGACGGTGACCTGACGGCATACATGCTTGGTTTGACTAACGAGCAGGGTTTGCGTTTCAAGGCTGACCGTAATGAGGCTATCCGCACCCAAGAGGGTATTCGCGGGATTGCTCGTACTGCACAGATTGGTGCTGCTGCGGAGCGTGCAGGGTTCAGCATGGACCGTGCCTACGCTGAGCGTCTTGCTGGTACTTCTGTGGGTGCAACGATTGACCCGTTCCAGATGGGAACCCTGGCTCAACTTGAGGGCGAGTTCGGTAGGGCTCGTCGTGTCGCTGAGAGGGAGACAACTCTTGCCGGAATCGACCGTGAAGCGTTTGATCAGAGGGACGCTCTTGCTGCTGCTTTCGGTGATGAGCAGGCGAGGCTCGCGTCGGAGAGGCGTGCACGGCGTGAGCGTGCGCGGTTCGCTGGCTCGGCTGGGACTGCTGCGGGTTCTCTCGGGGTCGAAAGGAACCTATAGGCGTGGATGACTATAGATGGTACAGGGTTCATACGGGACGTTAGTCCTGTTCGGGGCTGAATGGAAAGCAGGACTGTAAAACCACACGATGGTGACAGACCTAGACCTGGGTTCGATTCCCAGCAGCTCCACTCCACGCCAGATCGGTCGGCCCTGGTGTGCGTCACAAGACCGATAGTCACAGCCACACGCTACTTCCCCAGTTGCGTGTGTGGGTGGCGACTTCCACGGATGAGAAGAGGGTGAGGGCATATGGCCCAGCACGAGTATGATCTGCCTGACGATTTCGATGATTACGATGATGGTGCTATGACGCAGGTGCGTCGGGCACATAAGGCCGCTATGAAGCGGTTGAAGGAACTTGAGGGTGAACTTCAAGGTTACCGTGTCGAATCGCGTAAGCGGACAGTAGCGGACGTTCTCGCGTCTCGCGGTTACAACCCGAAGATCGCTGATTTGATCCCGGGGGATATCACTAACGAAGCAGAGATTGTTTCTTGGCTTGATGAGAAGGCCGATGTGTTCCAGCCCACGACTGTGGCTGCGGACAGCGATGGCTCTCAGAATGAGCAGATGGACTTTCAGCAGGATGTGATGGTTCCCCCTGGCTATCAGCAGTTCAATGAGGTTGTGAACGCGGGACAGGCACCGGCTGGTGACGAGTCGCAGATCATGGCAATGATTGCCGCTGCGAAGACACCGGAAGACCTGAACAGGATTCTGTTCCAGGGTTCCGGTGGTCCCCCGGTGTACTGACCAGTAGTCCAATAACTATTTGCGAAAGGTGGTGAATCTCAACTATGGCTAACACCTACACTGGTACTAGCACGATCTCCAACCAGACTGGTATGACTAACCTTGTCCAGACTGCTTATGATCGTTATGTTGAGATGGCACTGCGGTCGCAGCCGCTCATCCGTGACATTGCTGATAAGCGGCCCGTCCAGCAGGCCATGCCGGGTTCGTCTGTTGTCTTCCAGATTTATGCTGATCTGGCTCAGGCAACTTCGACCCTGACTGAGAATGTTGATCCTGATGCTGTTGCTCTGAGCAACACGACCACGGTCACTGTTACTCTGAACGAGTACGGCAATGCTGCCCTGCTCACCCGCAAGCTGGGTCTGTTCTCGTTGTCCGATGTTGATCCGGCTGCTGCTGACATCATCGCGTACAACATGGCTGACTCGCTTGACTCTGTTGTGATGACGGAGCTGCGTGGTGGTAGCAATGTTCGTTTCGCCCGTGACTCGTCCGACACTCCCACTCAGACTTCTGAGGTTGAGATCACGGACATCATCAAGGCTGACGACATTCGCTTCGTTGTTGCGAAGCTGCGTGCGAACCTTGCGGTTCCGCGTCAGGGTAGCCTTTACGCTGCCTACATTCACCCTGAGGTTTCCTTCGATCTTCGCAAGGAGGCTACGGGTGGCGGGTTCCAGGATCTCCACAAGTATGATGCTACGGAGAACTTCTGGCCTGGATTCATCGGTACGTTTGAGGGTGCTTACTTCATTGAGACTCCTCGCATGTACTCGGCAACGGATGGCGCGACTTCTGCTCGCGTGTACCGCACGATCATTGTCGGCAAGCAGGCACTGGCTGAGGCTGTTGCTGAGGAGCCGCACACGATCATGGGTCCGGTTACGGACAAGCTGATGCGTCACCGCCCTCTGGGCTGGTATGGCGTTCTCGGGTGGAAGCGTTACCGTGAGGCTGCGCTTTACCGCATTGAGTCGGCTTCGTCTATCAACGCCTGATAGTTGATGTTCCTGCGGGGGTCACTCATATGGTGGGGTGGCCCCTGCGGGGCATTGAGAGGGATCTGATGTCTTGCAGGACCGGGTGTATTACGAAAGACCATGAGACTTATGGGCAGTGCTTGAGGGCTGCTTCTTTGCGTGTGGGTTGGTCCCGCTCGCATCTTGGGATTGATGCTTCACGGGAGAAAAGTAAGAACCGTGAGCTTGATCTTTACGCTGAGGCCCGTCAGGCGGGGATTCAGCCAGCAACTACTAGGACTCCAGACATTCATAAAGCGTTTGAGTTGTCTGCGAAGGCCGGGGCAGCGTTTGATGCCACGGATAACACATTCAGTAACGGTGCCCATTACAGCCCCAAAACGGGGCAAGTTGTTAAGTTCGATTAAGGAGAACAGGTGGCGAACGCTGTCTTCCCGAAGGCCAAGGAAGGTTTCCTTGACGGGAGCATTGACTTGGATACGGCTACGATCAAGGTTGCCCTGGTGCGGGGCTACACGTATAACACTGCCCATGACACGGTGTCTGATGTGACTGGTGCTGGTGGCACGCTTCATGCTACGTCGTCTGGCTTGTCTAGCAAGACTGTGACTGATGGCGTGTTCGATGCGGCTGATGTGACGTTTACGACGCCTGCGTCTAGCGCAAGTGATCATGCGCTGCTGCTGTTCCAGTCGTCTGCTTCGACTGGTGGCGCTGATGTGGCTGATACGAGTCAGCGTGTGATTGCGTGGATTGATTCGGGTACTGGTATCCCGATTAAGCCTGCTGGCGGTGACATCACCGTGGTGTGGGATAACGGTGCCAACAAGATTTTCAGCCTCTAGTCCTGAATGACCGTTATTGATGTAACGGAGCGCCCAGTTCTGAAACTGGGTCCTGACCTGTTCAGGTTTGCTTACCCTGACGGGGTTGCTTCTTCTGCTGCTGTGGGTACAGCTCAGGTGAATGCGACTGTTGCCGTGTCTGGGGTTGCTTCTGTTGCCGCTGTGGGCACTGCTGCGACTGTGGCGTCTGTGGCTGTGTCTGGTGTTGCTGGTGCTGGTGATATCGGTTCGCCTGCTTTGTCCGCTTCGCTCTCTGTTGCTGGCATTGCTGGCACTGCCGCTGTTGGGACAGCTAAAACGGTGGCTAAAGCTCCTGTCGCAGGGATACCCTCAGGAGCCTCTGTAGGCAACGCTGAGGCGTTTACATCCATGAACCCTTCTGGGTTTACCTCTGCTGGTTCTGTTGGCTCTCCGAGCCTTACACCTGTAATGTCGCCTACGGGTATTGCTGGGTCTGAGCAGTTTGGGGATGCGGACACTCTCGCCACCGTGTTCATTATCCCTGGCCCTGTGGATCCCAGTAACGATTTCGGTAACGCTGTGGTGACGAAGAAGGGCTGGATTTTCCGGCCACCTGTCAGCACTTACCAGTGGCGTCTGTTCAAGGAGTATGAGGGTATTTCCTTGTTGAAGGAGAGTGGCGTGTGGTCTGAGGTCGCTCATCCTGATCTTGAGCGGACGAGGAATGCCCAGAAGTATTTGGCTGGTGGTCGTGATCATGTGGTGTCTACGTCGTTGAAGGCTGAACTTGAGGGGCTTGGTTACACGGTGACTGAGGAGATCGTGACCACGGAGGAGTACCTGTGACGACGTTTGACGATTTGACTAACGATGTGCTGTCGATGCTGCGTGGTTATGTACGTTCACAAGAGTCTGTGACTGCCCTAAATGGCAGCCTAAATGGGACAGCGACCACATTCAATGTGGATAACGGTGCCCGTCTGGGCATGGGTCGGGCTGAGATTGACGACGAGCTGGTTTACATTGACGCGATCACGACGAACGCTGTGGCCCTTCAGCCGTGGGGTAGGGGTGTTGATGGCACGACAGCCACCACCCACTCCGATAACGCCCGTGTCACGTTCAATCCACTGTTCCCTCGCCACTATGTGAAGCGTGCCATTAACGACACTATCGCCTCTATGGGTGTAGAGTTAAAGGCTAAAGACACTCACACGTTCACGTTCCTGGCAGCCACGAACACCTACTCTATTCCTTCCACGGTGGATGAGGTGAGCCAGGTTACTTGGAAGACTGTTGGCCCTTCGGGCCGTTGGGAGACTGTTCGCAGATGGCAGATCGACCTTCAGGCGAATGTGACTCAGTACACGACAGGCAAGACGATCACTGTATGGGATTCGGTTGTTCCTGGCAGGACTGTGCAGGTTCAGTTCTTGAAAGACCCGACTCTTCTGTCAGCGGGTTCGGACACGCTCACGACTACAGCGGGTTTGCCTGCATCGTGCCGGGATGTTGTTGCTCTTGGGACGGCTGCGCGACTTGTGTCGTCAATCGATGTGGCACTGCTGGATCCGTCGTCAGTGCA